AGTTTAAATGGTGACAATTTAAAAAGTGAAGCGGCCGCTGAAATGGAAAAACTAGAAGATGATTTGGCCAAGTACGTTGACGGCAGTAACCCACTGGGCTTTATCATAGGATAATATGAAACAGTATAGAATAACCAGTGAAACATTTAACTTACCGGGCAATGATTCCACAATTCCGGATAACTATGTGGATCCAGTGGCCCTTGCTGAGCTAAAAAAATTAGCAGGGATAGACACATTAGGTATCATGGAAACACAAGGTGAACAAAGTCAGGATCTAAGCCCACTAAGTGGTTCGATTGGCACAAAAAACGCAGAATATATGCGTAAGAACAATATACGTCCCGGTGATGCAGAATGGTTTAAACTTTGGTTCAGCCGCGAACCATTGACTGGCGAAAATCCTCGCCCTAAAAAATAATGATAACAAGTTTGCCCAGTATGGCAATATTAATAGACTGCTGGCAAAGTCTTAAGCCATACGATCGGGCTGCCAACTTTTATTCTACAATTTGTAGTGTAATTGACAATAATCCTGCAATTACAGTGGTTGTATTAGCATCATACGACATCGATGAGTCTTCATCTAGTTTAGACAAAATATGGTATGCAAATGAGCACAAGTATTTTAAACACAATGAAAAAACAGCAGATATCATTATGAATTATAAAAACCCTAAAAAATTCCAAATAGCAATAACAAAGTTGGAGAACTTGCAACTTTTCTTAGCAAATAACTCTCAAATCAAAAATATATATATTATGGGAGCAACATGGAATAGTTGTGTCCATCACCGGCCGCTGGGAGTAAACAATTGTGCTAACTTAGGTAAAAATATTCTAATAGATACACGATGTGTATGGAACAAATGGGATGAAATAGACAATATTCCAGATCTAGATAATGATATCAATTATGCCAAAATAGACGAACACCTGTATATGTTAAAAAGAAAAGGATAAACAGTTTTTCTAAACTGTTGACATACCAGTTTGTTTGTTATATACTAGCAGTATGAACATTTACTTAGACATGGATGACGTAGTAGCAGATTGGCTAGTCTACGCACAAGAATTTCTCAAAATGCGTTGGGATGATAAAACTGGAGAACGCATTCCACAAGCCGATTGGGATAAGCTAAAAGAAGATATGCGCTTTTATAGCAGACTCCCAGTAAAACCCGGAGCACACGAACTGGTTGATTATTGTAAACGATATGTCAGCAGAAATCCAGATACACGGCTGGCGTTTTTAACAGCACTACCACATGACTACAGTAGCCCTTATGCGGCCAACGATAAAGTGTGGTGGGCAGATAAACATTTTCCAGGCATTCCTGTTTTCTTTGGTCCGTTTAGTCATGACAAGTGGCGTCATTGTAAACCCGGCGACATCCTAATTGATGACCGTCGTAGTAATTGTAGCGAGTGGATAAATGCTGGAGGACAAGCACACATTTATACAACATGGGAAAATTGCAAACCATGGCTGGAGGAGACATTAAAATGATTATAGGCGTATGCGGATTTATTGGCAGTGGAAAAGATACTATTGCAGATTACTTGACAAACTTTCATGGTTTCAGACGAGAAAGTTTTGCCTCCAGTCTCAAAGATGCAGTAGCGGCTGTATTTGGTTGGGACAGAGTCATGCTGGAAGGTCGAACTAAAGAAGCACGTGAATGGCGTGAACGCAGGGATGATTGGTGGAGCGATAAACTTAATATGGAAATTACTCCACGTTGGGTACTGCAATACTGGGGTACAGAAGTATGCCGTAAAGGATTTCATAACAATATTTGGATCACCAGTTTAGAAAACAAATTACGCAACAGTCGAGATAACGTTGTTATTAGTGACTGTCGCTTTCCTAATGAAATCAAAAGTATTAAAGATGCAGGCGGCATTGTAGTTCGTGTGGTTCGTGGTGCAGAACCAGAGTGGTATGATCTTGCAGTTGAATGTAATAATGGATCCGAATCAGCTAATATAAAGCTAACGAATCTTAAAATTCATACTAGTGAAACAGCTTGGGTTGGAACAGAGTTTGATCGTATCTTAGATAATAATTCTACCATAGATAGTTTGTTTAAGCAGGTAGAACAACTGGTGCAACCAGAACCAGCATTTTTATGATTTTCGCTAAATAGCCTGTTTTTCTACTTTTAAGGTAAATACATATAACCTTTAAAGGAGAATAACATGGCTACATTAGTATCCCCAGGCGTAGCAGTCAGCGTAAGCGACCAAAGCCAGTATGGCGCATCAGGTCAAGGCACAGTACCTTTGATCATTATGGCCACTCACTCAAATAAAACAAACATCAGCGGTAGCGGTTATGCCAGCGGCACAACACCAATGAATGCCGGTAAAGCAACATTGTTAACAAGCCAACGCGAAATTATCGAAATTTTTGGCCGTCCGCAATTCAAAGTAGTAGATGGTACACCAGTACATGCCGCAGAAACAAATGAATACGGTTTAATGGCCGCTTACAGTTATTTGGGCCTAGCTAATCGTGCTTATGTATTAAGAGCAGACATTGACTTGGGTCAATTAGAACATTCACCGGTTGAACCAGCTGGCGCACCAGCTAACGGCACATATTGGTTAGATTTAGCCTCGACATCATGGGGTATATTAGAAGCAGTTAATGGTAGTTGGGTAGCTAAAACACCCCGAGTAATTACTAGCAATGCAGATACTGCAGGTAGTACTGGTCTTGTTCCAGCAACAACGTTTGGTTCTAATGGCGACTATGCAGTAGTTGCAACAAACGTAGTATCAAACTATCAAGTATACAAAAAAGTAAGCGGGGCTTGGATTGTAGTTTCTAATGCAGGATTTACAGCCGCTTCAATTACTGCTACAGTACACGTTGCTCCACACTATAATGTTCCTGTTATTGTTAATGCCGGCGATGTATGGTTGAAAACAACTACTCCAAATCATGGTTTAAATGTTGCCGTTAAAAAATATGCATCAGCTAACATTCCTTCATCTAGCCCATGGGTAGTACAAACAGTACCTTCATATCAAAACGATACAGAGGCTACAACAAATTTTGGTGCTAAATTAACAACTGGTAAAATTTATGCAAAAGTCAGCGGCAATATTGCCAACGTTGAACTAAGAGTATATAACGGTACAAGTTGGAGCTTATTAAACGAAGCAGCCAGTACAACAGCACCAACAGGTATGCCATTGGACGGTACATTGTGGTATAATACTGATTTAGTGGCCGATATATATGTAAAAGCCAACGGCGTATGGATGCCGGTAAATTCTACAGTTACTATTGATGCATCAGCTCCTGATAGTCCAGGTACAAACGATATTTGGGTAGACAGCAGTGATGTTGAAAACTATCCAATGATTCATGTATATGACGGTAGTCAGTGGGTTTCACGCGACACAACAGATCAAACAACACCTAACGGTGTTGTATTTGCTGATTTAACTAGCACAGCTGGTGATACTAGTCATAACGGTGGCGCTACAAGAATTGACGATAATGCTCCAGATCCAGAATTACATCCCAACGGTATATTGTTATGGAACAGCATTGTAAGTACAGGCAACGTTAAAAAGTATGATGCTGCCATGGATGTGTGGAATACATATAGTGGTAATATGGAAGATGGTCGTCCATATACATTACGCAAGGCTCAACGTCGTGCAGTTGTTCGTGCAATGCAAGAAGTTGTTAATAGCAACACAGAAATTCGCGAAGAAATGACATATTTCACATTGATGGCAGCTCCTGGTTATACAGAATTGTATGATGAAATGGTACAATTAAATACAGACCGTAAAGAAACAGCATTTATTATTGTTGATACTCCTTTCCGTTTGTCACCGAGCCCGGCTAATGGTTTAATTGATTGGATGTCAGGTAACAAGGCAGTAGTCAACGGTGAAGATGGTATTATTCCAACAGGCGCTGGCCATACAGCAGCCGCATATTATCCAAGTGCAATCACTAGTGATTTGAGCGGTAATGATGTTGTTGTTCCTCCAAGTCATATTGTATTACGTACAATGGCCTACAACGATCAAGTTGCTTATCCTTGGTTTGCACCAGCCGGTTTAACACGTGGTGTTGTAACTAATGCGACAAACGTAGGTTATGTTAACGGTGAAGGTGAATTTGTTCCAGTAGCATTGACAAATGGTCAACGAGATACACTATACGGTGACGGTAGCAGAGTTGGTATTAACCCGATTGCACGTTTCCCAGGACAAGGCGTATTTGTATTTGGCCAACGCACATTGCAAAACTTTGCCAGCGCATTGGATCGTGTAAACGTTGCACGTTTAATTGCTTACTTGCGTGAACGCTTTGATCCGTTAGCAAGACCATTTATCTTTGAACCTAATGATACAATCACACGTTCAAATGCCAAACAAGTTTTCGTTGGTTTCTTAAATGACTTAATGTCTAAGAGAGCATTGTATGACTTTATCGTTGTTTGTGATGAATCAAACAACACCCCTGCTAGAATTGACAGAAATGAATTATGGATTGATATTGCTATCGAACCAGTGAAAGCCGCTGAGTTTATCTATATTCCAATTCGCGTTGTCAATACAGGCGAGTTAT